AGAAAGACGAGGGGTTTAAGGCGCTACAAGAACATGAGGATATAGAAGTACAGACGCTAGTTGCTGCAAGACTAGGTTTGAAAAGTACCTTAGAAGAAACAAGAACAGAACGCTTCTTGGATATTGCTACTCGTGGAAAGAAGATGCCAGTTCCCATCAAATATTACGCAGCGCATACGGGACGTTGGGGTGGTTCTGATAAGGTAAACTTACAAAACTTACCATCACGAGGGCCAAATGCAAAGGTATTGAAATCATGTATTTGCGTCCCTGAAGGGCACACCCTGATCCAAGCCGATTCTGCTCAGATAGAGGCACGAGTGTTGGCGTGGTTGGCAGAACAAAACGATTTGGTCTTAGCATTCAAACGTGGTGAAGATGTATACAAGATAATGGCTGCAAGTATATACAAAACTAAAGTAGAGAAAGTCACACCAGAGCAACGCTTCATAGGTAAGACTACAATACTTGGTGCTGGGTACGGCATGGGCGCTGTACGATTCCGAGAACAATTGAAAACATTTGGTGTAGAAGTTGACGAGAAAGAATGCCGTCGCATTGTGGGGGTGTACCGTAGTGCCAACAGCAAGATCACTAAATTGTGGCGAACGGCTAACACCGCACTGGAATGTCTGCACGGCAACGCCATAACAACGGTAGGTAAGAAAGGCGTTCTAAAACTCCTACCAAAGGAAAACGCCATCCGGTTACCGTCAGGTCTTAGTATGTATTACAACAAACTTAAGATGGAGTTAGATGAAGATGGTAGGGAGCAGTACTCCTACAAAACCCGCATGGGCTACATCAAAATATACGGCGGCAAAGTTATTGAAAATGTGTGCCAAGCCATAGCGCGTTGTGTAATGGCAGAACAAATGCTGGAAATACAAAAGAAGTATAGGATTTTGCTAACAGTCCATGACTCTGTGGTATGCTGTGTCCCTGACGAACAAGTTATTGAAGCTTGTAATTACATAGATTCCTGTATGGCTTTTGTCCCCGAATGGGCCTCTGGCCTACCCGTCCGTGGGGATGTGGAAATCGGGAAGAATTATGGAGAGTGTATCGAATGGGTACGAGAACAGCATGGTCTTTCAGTAGCCTAAAGACTTTTGAACAATGCCCGAAAAAGTATTATCACCTGAAGGTAGCAAAAGACTACGAAGAAAATTTTAATACTGAAGCAATGCGGTACGGTAATGAGTACCACAAGGCAGCGGAGGATTACGTAGGTGGGATAGTTAGCGAACTAGACCCACGATTTGATTACTCGCAAAACGTGTTAGATAAGTTGTTGGCGATGCCGGGCGAGAAGCTCTGTGAATACAAGATGGGTATCACGTCAAACTTGGAACCTTGTGAGTTTTTTGCTGATGATGTTTGGTATCGAGGCGTAGCTGACCTGATTATCTTGGATAGAGACGCAGGGGTAGCCAAAGTTTTTGATTACAAGACGGGTAAATCTGCCAAGTACGCTGACGTAGGGCAGTTGGAGCTTATGACCCTGTGTGTGTTCAAACACTTTCCTGAGATACATACAGTGAAAGCCGGGTTGTTGTTCGTTGTGTGTAACAAGTTAATTAAACAAACCTATGAAAGAAAAGACGAATCAAAGTTGTGGGAGAAGTGGTTAACCAAATATGGGATTTTGGAAAAGACCCTTGTAACTGATGTATGGAATCCGAGGCCCACTGGATTGTGCAAGGCTCATTGCATTATACTGGAGTGTCCTCATAACGGGAGAAGATGATGCCGTATACAAAGAAGAAACGTCCGTATAAAAAGGAGTACGAACAACAGAAGAAACGTGGCGAACATGCTGATCGTATGGAGAGGCAGCGTGCGCGACGTAAGATAGACAAGGAAGGTGAAGATAAGAATAAGAACGGCAAAGCCGATAAACGAGAGGGTAAGGATGTAAGCCACAAGAAAGCACTGAGCAAAGGTGGCAAGAACTCTCATGGGACTAAAATAGAAAACAAGTCCAAAAACAGATCATTCAAACGAGATTCAAAAGGGCGCCTAGTTTCTGAAACTAGTAAGCGCGAAAGAAAGAAAAAGAAGTAATCTGGAGAACGATAAAATGCAAGAAGAAATACCTACAGTAAACTGTTATATACGTGGCAGACAATATGTCTTTGTGTGCGAAGAATGCGGAGGCAGGCATTACCACGGACTAGGTGGGGGAGAAGGGCATAGGTCTTCCCATTGTACCGTAGAGGGTGCGTACCCTAGAGGTTACAACTTAAAATACAGCCCAGAAGAAGATTTAAGGAGCCGCTGCGTTACTGGTGATCATCCGGAAGCCATTGAAAATAGAAACGAACTTCTAGCAATGGCTGCTAAATATCCAGATAAACTAGTAGGGTAACTTAAATGCGAGTAGTTGATAACAGGGGTTTACGCCTGCGGGTTCGTGACCCCCAAAGAATTACAACAGCCATACCGACTAGCCGTGATCTCGGCAACAACGAAGTCCTAGTTAAGTGGGGTGTAGACGAAGCACGAGTGCTACGCAATCTTAACGTCAAGAATGTACCGTCTCCAATACTAGGTCAGTACGATTGGCCGGGGCGTTACAAACCTTTCGATCATCAAAAGACTACATCATCCTTTCTTACACTAAATAAGAAAGCGTTTTGCTTTAATGAACAAGGTACAGGAAAAACTGCCTCTGCTATCTGGGCTGCTGACTTCTTACTCAAACAAGGGGTTATTAACAAAGTACTGATTATTTGCCCTTTGTCTATTATGGATTCTGCATGGAGGGCTGACCTGTTTACCTTCGCTATGCACCGTAGTGTGGATATAGCGCACGGGGCAAAAGATAAACGCCGTAGAATAATCTCAGGCGACGCAGACTTTGTGATTATTAACTATGATGGTGTCGAGATAGTAGAAGATCATATACAGATGGCCGAGTACGATCTAATAATTGTAGATGAAGCCACACATTATAAGAACGCAAATTCAAAACGCTGGAAAGTACTTAACAGAATAATAAAACCCGACACATGGGTGTGGATGATGACGGGTACTCCCGCCGCTCAATCCCCCCTTGATGCGTTTGGGCTGGCTAAAATGATTAACCCCCTAGCTGTACCGCGTAGTTTCTCCGCGTTCCGCGAGATGGTTATGTACAAAGTGACTCAATTTAAGTGGGTTCCTAAAGACAATGCTGTAAATAAAGTACATGCAGCATTACAGCCAGCAATACGGTACACGAAAGAACAATGCCTCGACTTACCAGAAATGACGTACGCCAAGCGTGAGATCGAGTTAACAACACAACAGAACAAATACTACAAAGCTATACGCAGTCACATGCTAACAATGGCGGCTGGAGAGCAAGTTACTGCACCAAACGCCGCTGTAACTATGAATAAGTTACTACAAATATCTTGTGGTGCAGTCTATGCCGATAGTGGAGAGACAGTAGAATTTGATATCAAGAACCGATACAAAGTACTGAAGGAAGTTATTGATGAGACAAGCCAGAAAGTGTTGATCTTTGTGCCCTTTAAGCACGTCATCGACATACTATCTGAGAAACTTTTTAAGGACAAAATATCTAACGGCATCATTCGGGGGGACGTAAGTGTTTCAAAGCGCACCCAACTGTTTAAAGAATTCCAAGACACAGACGACCCCAGAGTCCTGATAATACAGCCACAAGCCGCAGCGCATGGTGTCACCCTTACCGCAGCAAATACCATCGTATGGTGGGGGCCAGTGGCTTCCTTAGAAACTTATGCTCAAGCTAATGCACGCGTGCATCGGTCTGGGCAAAAGCATCCTTGTACAGTCGTACAGTTACAAGGTTCCCCGGTTGAGAAAAGAGTATACAAACTACTTGACCAAAGAATAGATGTGCATACAAAAATAATAGATTTGTACAATGAAGTACTTGAAATGTAAAAGCACTGCACATATAATCACTCCCCCTAATTAAAATATAAAGGAGAACGATGTAATGACCGAAGCTGAAGAAGTTGGTTTAGACCGCCTTGTTGACGCCTGCATAAAAATCCGTGATCGAAAGGCTGCTATCACTAGTGAGATGAACACTAAGCTTAGTGCGCTCGACGAGAAGCTGGATAAATTTAAACAAGTGCTCAACGAACATTGCGAATCTACTGGCGCTGAGTCAGTACGGACTGCAACAGGTACTTTCTACCGATCAGTTAGAACCAAGTTTTGGACTTCTGATTGGGAGAGTATGAACAAGTTTATCATGGAGCATGGTGCTATGGACTTGATGGAGAAACGCCTTCATCAAACCAACATGCGTACCTTCCTTGAGGAGAACCCTGACAAACTACCGCCCGGTCTAAACGCTGATAGCGAATACACTATAACTGTACGGAGGAAAAAATAGTGTCAGATACAAAGTACGTTACTTTGGATGAACTAGCTGCACACGTAGGTGTCAAAGTGTCTACGGTTAGGCAGTGGGTAAAGCGCGGGTTTGTCCCACGCGAGACTTACATAAAGGCCGGTAATACCTACCGTTTCTGTGTAGAGGATGTTGTTGCTGCACTGCGAAAGGAAGAACCAAAGGGCCGGTATGAGGCAGCGGTTGAGAAAGCCGCAGATAATCTGCGTGAGGGAGATGAACGCCCTGAGCGCGGTACTGTAACTCGTGCGATGATAGAGAATGTCATTAATGAGTACGAAGAAGAAACGAAGTCGAGCGAAGAGCGCGACGTAGAGGACATGCTGGCGGAGCTAGATGATGACATCTGATGGGTTGCCTGATAGCTATAAGAACTTGTTTTCTAAGTTAAAACCAGAGGCTTCAAAATCAGAGATCAATCGGATAAGTATTCGAGAGAATGCGTTTCGCAAAGTAGTTAGTGGTAAAGAAACGGAGGTATTGGAAAGCAGTGTTTTAAAACTTGTAATAGTAAAGACTGCACCAATTTCCAGAATGTATTATGCTGGGCAGTTCGTGCCCGGCGAACACAACCCACCCACTTGTTGGTCTGACGATCATGCAAGTGGGAGACCTTCTAAGAATGTTCTTGAAGGTAAGCAACACATTACATGTTTTGATTGTAAGCAAAACATAAAAGGTTCCGGACAAGGTAACTCCCGTGCGTGTCGGTTTCGGCAACGCATTGCGATCATGTTAGTGGATGACAATGGTGAGCTTACTGATGATACGGTGTACCAACTTGACCTTCCGTCTACCAGTATTTTTGGTAGCGATCAAAAGAAGATGTCAATGCAAGCGTTTGCAAAGTATTTGAATAGCAACAAGACGCCAATAGCTACTGTTCTTGTAGAGGCTAGGTTTGATGAAGACTCATACATACCTAAACTTTATTTCAAAGCAGTGCGCCCTTTGGAAGAAAATGAAATTTTAATTGCGATGCACGCGCAGAAAGACCCAGACACTAAGGAATTAGTGAAACTTGTTTTTAAATCTAACACCTCACAGAACAACAATGTTGAAAGTGTATTCGACGTTGTTAAAGGGGAAGGAGTATACGTTCAAGAGTAGTACTGTAACACCTAACCTTGGCTATAAAAGCCAAAGCAATTTAATCCTTGTTAATACGAGAGCGATATGAGCAAAAATACTTTTATGATACGCGGCGTGGAGGCGTTATACCCACGACTAGACCAGCCTTACCATTTCTCATCTACCGGCGGTAAGAACGGTAAGGGTGGCACTGTACCTTGTGCAGCTACTGATCAGGGCGCTGAGTACAGCATGAGTTTTAAGCTAAACAAATCTCAAGCTATGGAGTTATTAGAAGCGATGAATAGCGCCTATGATGACGAACGGGAAGATAGTTGGCCCGGTATGTCTATGCCTTTCAAGAAGCCAGAAGATGGCGGAATTGTAGGTAAAGCCAAAATAGCTGCGTCCTACAAAAGCCCACCAAAATTATTTGATGCGGCAACTAAACCTTTACCCGAGGATTTTCAACTTACTACAGGCAGCACTGTAAACTTGTTTGTAGAGTTAATCCCTTATAGCGGTGGTATGGGCAGCAGCGTATCTCTACGGTTACGGCAAGTTCAAGTAATCAAACTGAAGGAACGTACTGATACTTCTGTGTTCGGCCCACAAGAAGGATTTACTCAATACGAAGATAGCATGTTCGATGCTGTTTCAACTGATGCTCCCAAAGAAGCTCCCAAAGAAGCTGCTAAAGAACCAGAAGAACCAGAAGAACCAGAAGAACCAAAAGTTCGTGAGACAAAGAAAAAGCCACCGGCTGATGACGACTTGTCTTCGATGCTTGATGAGTTTGACGATTAATAACTTTTGTTCCTTTAATTTGAGACGCCCTTCGGGGCGTCCTTTCTCTACGACATATGACTTATGGATACTCGACAGTTTTTAAATACTGTCTTAGGAAGTGAGGGTTTTTATTGCACAGTCGGAATGAAAGATGGGATTGATGTAAAGTTTTCAGAAACAAAAGAAGATGCTCTATCCCATATAAATACTGCTAATGATAATGACAATAATGTGTATGTAGCTCTGGCTACGTTTAACACAGAAAAGCGCGAAAAGAACAATGTTAAGCAGTTAAAGACTTTATTTCTCGATATAGATTGCGGTGAAGAAAAAGACTACCCAACTAAGACAGAGGCTTACGCAGCCTTAAAAGAGTTTATAAAACGTTACACCCTACCAAAACAATCTATCCTTGTTGATTCAGGGCGTGGTTGGCATGTTTACTGGGTGTTAGATAAACCGTATGGCAAAGACGAATGGGTTGCCGTTGCGGAACAATTAAAGAGAACCTGCAAACATGCAGGGTTTAAAGCAGACGTACAAGTTACTGCGGATGCCGCTCGGATATTACGCGTACCGGGGACACGCAACCACAAGACTAGTACCCCTTTAGATTGCACTGTGTATAACCACAATGATGGCGTAGTTAGTTTGGAAGAGTTTTCGTCCAAGCTGCCAGAAGATTTGATACCAGTTCTTTCTACACAAGAATTCTCAGAAGAAGATCAGGAGGATATGAAGAACGCTCTGGGCAACAGAGTGATAAAAAGATTTGAAGTACTGCTAGATAAAACAGTAAACGGTACAGGCTGCGCTCAGATAGACAGAGCCATACGTGAGCCTGATTCAATAAGCTACGCGTTGTGGACGCACGTTATGTCCATAGCAAAGTTCTCCGATATAGATATAAGCGATGCGCGTGGTATGGAGAACGTACACGCTATATCTAGTGGGTATAAAGATTACACCGAAGAAGAGACAAATAACGTAGCGCGTACCATCGAGGCACCGCACGGTTGTGCAAGATTTGAAGAAGAGTACCCAGAGGGTTGTGAAGGTTGCCCACATAAGGATAACGACAGATTTAAAAGTCCGATAAGTCTAGCCGTAGTTCCAAACGAGGCGTCTGAGGAAAGCTACACAGTAGAAGTTCCGGACAATAGTGAGGTTGCGTTAGACACAAAAAACACGGAAGCCGCACCTTCTACAGTAACTATCCCCAAATACCCGAAGCCGTATTTCAGATACGAAGGCGGCGGTATAGGGCATAGAGAGATAAAAGATGGCAATACTGAGGTGAGGGAAATACTCAGTACTGACCTGTACATCATACGCAAACTACGCGATAGAGTGGCTGGGACTTCTTTTATATTTCGCCACCATACTAAGCGGCATGGTATACGGGACTTTATGATACCGGCTTATAAACTTGTTGGTAGGGAGACATTCAAAGTAGAGCTGACTAAACGTGGTGTTTTCACTATGAATCCTGCACTACTTATGAACTTTGTAGCGGCTCTTGTAGATCACGCTGAAGAACATATGGACGAGCATACTGTAGCTGAGCAGTTTGGTTGGACTGAAAATAACAAGTCTTTCATTCTAGGGGATAGAGAGATATTCCCTAAAGAGATCAAACATAACTATCCTAGTTCAGTAACAGAGGGGTACTTTGCTCATTTTGATAAGGCTGGGACTTTAAAAGAATGGAAAAAAATCCCTAAGTTTTTTGATAAGCCGGGGTTTGAACCCCACCAGTATATGTTTGCTATGTCATTCGCTGCACCATTGATGATCTTTGCACCAAAGATAGCTGGCAGTATCTTTCATTTGAAAAGCACTGAGTCCGGCTTTGGTAAGTCTACTGGTCAGTTTGCTGGGGCTTCAGTATGGGGTAACCCTTCGTTGGTAGTACAGAAAGGGGAGGATACGTTTGCTTCTGTGTGGAAAGTTACAGAGACATACAAGAATATCGTTGTGTACTTAGACGAGTTGTCTAATAAAGAGGGTAAAGACCTTAGTAGCTTTGCTTATGCAGTCAGTCAGGGTATGCAAAGGAATCGTTTACGGGGTAACTCTGGGGAGACTGTAGAGCGTTACAGAGGCAAGCCGTGGGCTACTCTGGTACCGACAAGCGGTAATACAGGCATCCTCGACACCATATCAGCCGACTTTAGACAGCATCCGAAAGGAGAAGCGCAACGTCTGTTAGAAGCGGAAACTTTGGTAAAACTCAAAGAAGACGCTGACACTACCAAAGAGGGCATCGAACTAAATCAGTTGTTAGATAACAACTACGGGGAGGCTGGAGAACTTTATATACAGAAGTTAGTGAAGAATCAGAAAGCTGCTGAAGGTTTGTTGCTTACTTACGTCAATAAACTCATAGAGCGTACGGGGCTAACAGCACAAAATCGCTACTGGTTATGGCAAGCCGCCGCTGCATTAACTGGGATGAGTATTGCACAACGGATAGGGCTGCATGATCTTAACGTAGCCAACCTAGAGGATTGGGTATGCAAAATGCTACGGAAAGCACGTAGCGACACCACTGCTGCTGTAGTGGATATAAGGGACATACTTGCCCAGTACCTAGCCGAAAACAATCGCAACGTAATAAAAATAGATAGTACGGAATCTACGGACGACCCAGAGCTATCGGTTTATGCAACAGAGTATGAAAAACCTTTATACAAGATTGTAGCTAGGATAGAGGTGGACACTAATGTGATGTACATGTTGCCTACCCCGTTCAAGAAGTGGTGTGGTCAGAGAAAGCTGGAATACAGCCACATGCGGCGTCTGATAATTGAAGATTTGGGGGGCAGGGATGCTAAGTACAGGCTGAGCACCGGCATACCGGGGCTTAATTTACCGCCTACGTATGTTATTAAACTGGATTGGAGCGAGGAAAAGACCGTAGAAACACCAAAAGAAACCGACATATAGTAGTTCTACGTTGTTCTACCACACTATATTGTGGTACATTGCGCTCTCATCGTTCTCGTAGAGAGATCATTGCCCTCCTTGTGGGGGCATTTTTTTACAAGAAATAGTCGTCTTCGCCCAGAAGCTCTAAGCGGCTACGTAGTACTTTCTCGTACCTACGCTGACTCACTGTAATACCACCCAACATTCTAGCCATTTCACTGGTGATTCTATGCTGTCGGAGTGATCTAGCTTTGGTGTCTCCGGTGATCCTGACTTCAGGGTTTCGCCTGTTAAATTCGTTTATTTCCTGATCTACATCACGGACACCTTCAAAGTCACCGACTCTGTAAGCCATGTACCTTTGACGGAGAAGCTTTGTTTTTCTTTGGTTAATGTTTCTGTCTTTACGTTTTTCTACACCACTTATCTCTAAAGACTTGGTGTAACCCGCTGGGGCAAATCCAAATAATTGTCCGGCCAACACTAAAGGACTTAAATCTTGCGTGATTGGATCACCTCGTAATGTAGTCGCACCGCCGTCTCTAGCGTAACGGAAACTCTTTGCAAAACCAGATATAGCGGAGGGAGCTACTGATTCAAATGCTCGATCAGCGTAACCCTCTTCAAGCAATCTTTTAGCTCCAAACATCCTAGAGAATATACCCCCAAGAGGGCCACCTCCTAGGTCAAGAACAAGTTCAGCAAAACTTTCTGTTTCTTTATTGGGTAGAGTTCTGTGGATAAGATTAGTCATACCTATACGTGGGGCAATATCTAGTCCAAACATAGCATTCAATACGCCAGAGTACGGCCCTTCACCAAGTTGTCTAGCTACTATAGTCTCTGCATCGTCATCTTCATCATCTAACAAGAACAGGTTTGCTAACTCGGTGGCAACCCCATACAAAGGCAAACCCTGCGCCCCTGCAAGCAACCCAGACATACCGAACAACCCAACTATCTGTTTCTTAGCTTCGCTCTTTTCATCTTTGTTGAGAGGGCTTCTACGAAAGGCAAGTCGGGCCATTTTCATTTGCAGATACGCCATAGAGATACCAAATCGCTTATACATAAGCAGGACACTGCCTATATCGCCTTGCGCTATCTTAGGTGCGGTATCTATCAAAGCACCACTGTTAGTATGCTCTATGTCGAGCATGACTTGGTTTATTATTTCTGTTCGTTCTTCGTCTGTTAAAGTATCACCACGCCCTGCTTTCTTGTTGTCGGCTATCTTCTTATCTACTGCCAGTTTATACGCAGCTATTGCAGTAACTTGTCTGTTAAGACGCTCACCTTGATGAAACATAAACCCAGATACAGCGTTAACAGTGGTTTGTATTCTGTCAAACTTGTTACCAGTAGGATTATCTACGTCTATCATATCCCCTACTGTCGAAGCGTTTGCAGCCCCTCTGTCATCTAACGCTCTTACAAGCTGCCCCAGACCGGGGTACTTTTCAGTTACTTCGTCGGGTAAATTATCAGTATTCAGATTGGTAAGGTTAGGGCCATCAAACTTAGTCTCTCCTTCTCCGATACCTTCAAACGTATCTGCTTTTCTCCTCATGCCTGTACCCATGTACAGCTTAGTAGCATCGAACAACGCTTTCATAGTATTGCGGTAGCCGTATTTACCCGCCAAGAAAGGCAGTACGACAATCGGGAGAATAAAAGAGTTAACCAATGCGGAAGACAAATTAAGCCCCAGAGTATACATAAACCCAAAGCCTTTAAGTCGTCGCGCCCACGTACCAACTTGTGGGTTTTTAGCAAACTTTATGTAGCCTTTCGCCTGTTCAGATACTTGATCGGCAAACTCATAACTTTCGGAACCCACCAATTTATTCTTTGCGAGTTCTATCGCGTTCTCTCTATCGTTAAGAGGTACATCAAACTTTAAGTTATCTACTTGCCCCATGAACGCTGGCATACGCTCACTAAACACTTCTATTGCGTCAATCTCTGCGCCGTATACATCCTTTCTTTTTCTAAAAGAACTTTCCAAAGCACGTTCAGGTAGGGCATTTAGCATGGCGTCTTGTACGATAGTGCTTATCGCGCTACCAGCAGCTTGTACGTTTGCCACTATAGCGTCAGCTTCCTCTTGGCTCTTACCTTCTGCTAAAGCATCTTGTTTGGCTTTCTCTGCCGCAGCATAGCGCCTACTTAAAATATCTGCATACAACTTGTTAGCCCAACGTATGTCTACGCTTGTTGCTTCTGTTTTAGCGCCAGTGGGTCGAGTAGCAACAAGAGGTTCTAACGCAGTTTCAAACTCTGCATCTTGTATTTCTTGTGCAGTAGGTTGTCTTCCCTCTGCGTTAGCGCGTGCAACAACTTCGGCTCTACCGCGCTCCCTTGCTTCTACTATGGTGCTTTCTTTGCTTGTTAATAAGTCTTGTCTGAGTTGAGGGTCAGTCCTCAAAGCTTGTATGTATTCGTCTCGCTGCTTTCTAGTTGTAAAAGCAACTTTATACTGCTCGACACCTTTAGTTAATTTGTCAAACCCTTGATGGTTAACCCAAAAATCACCTTTTCTAAACAAAGGAAAGTACGGTTCAATAGATTCTTTGTTAAGTAGGTCAAGAAGAATCTTGTCTTTGAAATCTTTCTTTATTGCTTTTTCTTGTTCTGAATTGCCCGGTACTTTGTCTATTCGTTTTAGCAACGTCGAGCGTAGTTCGGAATATGCAGTAGCGTAGGCGTTCTTTAAAGTTACGTAAGCTCGCTGTGCTTCAGGGTCTAACTTGTTCCACTCAGCAAAAACTAAATCAAAATCTTCCAACTTACCGTCACTAGGATTAGTAATTGCTACTTTAGTATTTTTATCAACGTCTTTAAGTTTCTTTACTTCTGCATCCCTTGCTTCTTTTGACATAGGGGCAGAACGAAACTCACTACCGTCTTCTCTTACGTAGCTGTAACGAAAACCTTCGTAATACTGCCTAGCAGTGAATCCCTTAGACTTACCTGTAACAAGATCAATATTAGCTGAAGGGTCTACACGTTTAAGCGTGCTCTCCATGATGATAAGATTAAACAACGCACGTTGTTTTGGCCCAAGTTTTTCAAATACCTTGTTAAGTTCTTTGGTAGTGTCTTTTACTTTACGTAAGTATTTTTGCCGCGAGCCGTTCTTTAACTGAATTACTTTAAAAAGTTCATCAAGCTGTTTACCCAAATCCTGCATAAGCGGGTTCTGGTGATCTTTTATAAAATCAGCTATAGAGTTTAAAGGCAGTATGTTTAAGAACCACTGGTTCTTTTGATTAACAAAATCTGGTTGATCTATAAGCTTGTTGTACAGACTTATATCTGCTTTGGGTACAGCCCCACTTGCGTAAATACCTATTGTTTCATTGAGTATTTTGCGCTCGTTCTCTGCGGTCACTTCCATATTCAAACGCGCAGCATCTCTGAACTGCGGTGCGGGCGACATCATTTCACCCACTAAGTTGTCTACCGCGTTCTTTGCAGACCCTACTTTCTTGAAAGGTAAACCTCTAAACCTACGTATCAAGTTTTCTACTATATTTTTGAGACGCTCCAGCACTCCCAGCTTATTACCTTTTGTATCCATAGAGGCAAGTTTTGCTTGGAACTCAGGGTTAGAGAAAGCCTCTGCTATGAACTCATCTAGGTTGGTTGCACCGTATGCCGTATCTAGTCTGTCCCTTACGTCATCAAAAAGTTGCTGTAACTGTCTGGTTACGGGGCTACTCTTGTTTGCTATTTCGTGTGAAGTAACAGCGTGCAGTGCTTCGTGTAGCAGTACATGAGTGGTTGGCACCATGTCTGCGTTTAGTATGATGGTATTAGTTTTAGGGTCAAACGTGCCAGCCAGCAATTTGCCTTCGGGCGACATTAGGTTGGTTTCAAACGTAATTTTTGTGTTGCCGTCTTTTATCAATGCGGCACTAATTGCCTTAGCGGTTTTAGCAACATCTTTACTGGTAGTAGTCGCTGCCAGTAGGTCTAACCCTTCAGTTAGCTTACCGTCTTTTAGCAGTTGGCCTATTTCTGGGTCTAGCGCCATAGTCGTAGACGCTATAGATACAGCCAGTAAGTTTTTACGTCCTTTGTTGTTTAAGGTGTCTATAACCTTATTTAATTTTACTTTTGAATCCTTAGATAGATTTGCCACAGCCCAGTCTACATCAGCCCTAGCACCATCTTTTCCATCTACAAAATCTTTTGCTGTCTTCTGTATCCAAGCATCAACACTAATGTCAGTGTCTGCTCTTGTTTCTATTTTATTCTCGTCAGATGCAAACTCCCCCTCACGCGCAGCCATTTGCTCATCGCCCATAGCATCAGGTTCTAAGTTTTCATCAAGGGCGTTGTTAGTAAGTGGTGCCTCACCGCCCGCTTTCGCCTGTATTCGTCGTTCTAGGTCTGCTTTCTTTTCTTCAAAATCAAGTTGTTTTTCAAAGTCATCATAAGAGTCAGTTGTTTCTTTTGTTTCTGCTGTTAATTCTTGTGCTGCTGGTTGTGCTGCTGTTGTTTCTTGTGCTGCTGTTGTTTCTTGTGCTGCTGGTTGTGCTGCTGGTTGTGCTGCTGGTTGTCTACGCGTGCCCCTACTCTGCGCTTCGGGTGTTATACCACCGCGTGGGCCAACCATAGGAACTTGTTCTTGAGGCTGCGATTCAGAACGCTCTAGCGCACGCTGTTCTGTAGCTATTTGTTGAGCAAGGTCTGCGCCTATAACAGCATCTTGTGCAGCTTGATCTCTAGGTTCCATACCGGGCATTTCTAATTGCGCTTGCCCTTCTACTGGAACTCCTCTTGTTAGTTCTGCTTGTAGGGCCGCCTGCATAGCAGTAGGAGTGCCTTCGGGTAGACTAGCAGCACGTTCTACTGCGGCCTGTTGTGCAGCTTCTTGTTTTGCTTTTAGCGTTGCTTTTAGTTCAGCTTGTCTTTGCTGTTCAGCCCGTTGCTCAAACGCTATATCTTGCTCTTCGCGTTTTATGCTTTCCTCTACGGCTTCTTCTATTGTTAATTGCTCAGGTGCCGCTCCACGAGCAATTTGCTCCATCTCAGGAGCTACTTCTAATGCTTCTTGCTGCGCGGTTTCTCTTTCTACAGCTTCAAAAGTAGGGCGAAACGCAGGTTCGTTAAGTAAAGCTACAGCACTTCTTTTGTTTTCAGGCTTAATGCGAGGGTTATTGGCATATTCAACTACAGCCCCTACTGCTGTCCTAGCTTGTGTAGGATCAGCTAAATCTAAACCTGCAATCGTTTTACCTAATTTTGTACTAGCCCCAATATTAAACGCCGCTAAATCTTTTGCGCTGTACGTTGTTTTGGGTTCTCCAGTTGGTAAGAGTGTCTGGGGTAGGTCTAACTGTGGGGCTTCTCTGCGTAACCTATCTGCTTCTGCAAAAAGAGCTTCTTGTTGCGCTATGGCTTCTGCATCTACATCAGAGGGTGTTTCAGCCAGTTCCGCTAGATCAATCGTAGTATCTTGTGTAGCTTCTTCCGTAGGTGCTTCTACAAACGTAGTGTCTTTAAGGCGTTCTGCCTCTTTTCTAGCTGCTGCTCTGCCAGTTACACTGCCGATTGGGCCAAGAGTACCGCCCACTGTAGCGGCGAGATATGCAGCCTCACCGTATTCTGCTAAGGCTTCTTCAGACAATACGTCCAGACCAGCCTGTGCTCTTTCCAGAACTTGTTGTGCTACTTCTGTGGGCATTTCCGCAGCGGCACCAGTGGCAACACCACGGCCTACAGTACGAGTCAAACTACGGTTTGCGGTTGTGATTAACTTCTCGGCGTCTTTAGCGGCAGTTCCAACTTCGTCAAGTTGTTTGCCTATTACTTTACCTACGACACCTCTGCCCAGTATAAAATACTGCCCTATCAGTTCCGGCACGGCCTGCAATGCCGCAGTACCTACTGCTTTACCCGTGTCAATATCAACAGGACGTCCTTCAGCTATGTCTGTCTCTGCCTGACGTTCAATGTTGTACCCAGCAAATTGCGGTATGAGAGAGGCAAGTGCGCCAAGACCGCCCCCTATAGCAGTGCCGACAAAAGGCACAAAAGAACCTAAAGCGGCACCTGTGGCGGCACCTGCTGCTGTAGCACCTAATTGAGCGCCTTGCCCCGCTACTGCTCGTGGGATCTGGCTTAGCGCGGTTCCAACGGTAGGTAGAATACCTTCGGCGTCTCGTACAGCTTGGAAAGACGGGCCTTCACCATACTTTTGAGCGATGTCTTCACTACGCTCTAGTGCAGCAAGAGCTGCTGCTTCATCATCACCTAGCACGGCTCCAGCAGTAGTGCGGAAAGCTGACGCGAGTGATTCCGCGCCACGCATAAGCTCCCCACCGATAGTGCTCTCAGGTGGAGGCGGGGGTTGAGTTACGTCTATACCTTCTTGGCGTCTGTAATAAGCACGTTCAGCTAATGTTGCACCTTGCTCTCTGGTGGTGCCTTTTGGGACGTAGAAGTCAAACTTTTCCCCAGATGGGGCTGTGCCTTTTACGATGGGCATTTATTATTCCGCGCCAGTTTCCGATATGTCAGTATCAAATGCACCTACTTCGCCTTGAGTTTGCCTTACTGCTTTCATTAGTTCATTTAACCTACTGTTTGTAGCTGCTCTCATTTCTGCTGCTAACAAATCTGGATTATTGCCGTATTCAATCTGCAAATCCTGCATGTTCCTGTTGAATACCTCGTCTCTTCCGGTTACCAAATTATCCAACATAGATTCAGCAAGTTTTCTGTCGTCTTTTGCATAGTTTTCTATTGCGGTTTGTTGAGCCTCAAACAACATTCGTCTATTGTCCGCGTTTAGCTTAGCCAGAGCCGCATTGTAGTCTTGTTCTATACCATACCGTTGGCTAGCGATCTTGGCAGCTTCTATAGCTTCTTTAGAGGCTAGAGCTTCGCGGCGTTGGTCTTCACCCATTAGACCTCTGAGTCCACCACCTAACGCACCTGCGGTACTTGTTTGTCCAGCACCACCAGCTAGGAAAGCCTGTAGGCGACCAATATCTACGTTGTCAAATATGCCTTTCTTTTCTTCTGGTTCTGCACGATCTTGAGGTCGCACGGGGCCAGTTTGTAGCTGTAACAATACATCCCCCAAACTAGGGTCAGTAATAAATTCTTGTTCGTCCTTTGGTTGGACAGGTGTTGGAGCTACGGCCACTTCTTCTGCCATCACTTCTGGTTCAGGTTTGCGATTTCTACCCATCTGACCAAGACTGTCAGTTACAGGATCACCTCCTGCGCCTATACCACCTGCAAGCACTCGTCCTCTACCAATGCGTCTAGGCTCTTCATCAACTACATTGCTTTGACCTCGCCTACGATTTCGAGCAGTTCTGCGCCCTTCTACACCACCCCCATTGTCAAAAAATGTTATTTCAGGTGGCAAAGTATTAGCAGGGTCTACCTCATCTATCATGTCTTGAGATCGCGCTAACATCTTTATGTAGTTAGCTGCTCTGCGTGCTTCCTCTTCTTTGGCTTCTTGCTGCTTTCTGCCTACCATTTGTAGGTATTGCAGACCGCCCATAGCACTACCGTCACCTTGATTGACCGCTTCACGTGCTTTAGGAAACATTTGAGAGAACTTCTCGGCGCGAGTAGGGGCGCCTGATACAGCCGCTCTTGGTGCTCTATCATCAGGGCGAGGCATAGGAGGTGGAGTTTCTACTCGTCTTCCTATATCTCTTTGATTAAGGGCTTCCATAACTTCTCTATTATATTGATCCGCCTCTCTGCTTGTGCCCCCAAACTCTATAGACCTAATGTAATTCATTATTCTGTCTAAGAGGCCACCATCTTTGTACCCCACAATACCGCCATCCGCCATACGGATGTTGGGTGCAGGTTGGCTGGGTACTCCCATAGCTCGGCGCTGCATGGCCTGTGAGTCACGAGCAGCTTTCATCTGTACTCCCGGCATTACTGAACGCATCATGTCATTCTTGGTAACTTGTGCGTTAGACATGTCCAGTTGATCTCTAACTGTACCTGCCGGGGCTTGTGTAGCCGCTTGCATAGCATTTCGTGCTGACGCGTAATCATTGCTCACTTTTTGAGCAACAAGTAAGTCCATAAGACTTTTGCTTTGCGCGTACCTTTGCTGTGCTGCTTGAGGATTACCACCAGCAGCCATTTCTCTCATTCTTAATTCTGTGTCTATGCCAGCCATTGTTAACCCCTATTTAAACAGACCCATAGTATCAAGTAGCCCTAAAATACCACCCGCACCACTCATAAACTGGCTTGTACTGCTGGGTTCAGCATACTGATAGCTTTGTGTAGATATTGGCAGTCCCTGTAGTAATGACTGCATGTACTGTACTTGCTTGTAAGGGTAGTCTCGTTCTTCTCTAAACTGCCCTATGTCTGCCTGTACGCCCTGTTGCTCTATGGCACGCTGCTGTGCACCGCCTGTTTGCTGTGCGGCTAACGCACGAAGGCCGTAGTCTTGCTCACGACCAAATAAGTCAGCCGCCTTGTCATAGGCTTGTGAGTAACCTTGACCTGTTATACCTGCCATGCGATCTAAAAGACCACGTTGCAGCTCTGCTTCGGCCACACCTTGGCGTGAACCACCATAAGCACCCGCTTTAGCATACTGGCTTTGTAATGCTTGCTGTGCAATATCGGCTTGTCTTTGCGCTGCGGCATACTGCGGTTCAAGCGCAGCCTGTAAATATGGGTTCATGTACGCCTGTACTGGACTAGTCGCTCCTTCCGCAAACGGCTGTGGTGTTTCACCACCCGTAATCTGTTCCGGGCTAAGCGGCTGGTAGGCTGCACCTGTAAAAGACCCTGCGGCACTAGCACCGGGCATAGCCAAAGAACCAAGCCCGCTAAATGCTTGTTGCTGTAGTTGTGACTCTCCGGCAGAGAGCGGCCCCATATACGCCTGATAGGGCATAGAGGCAAGAGCTTGCCCCCGCCCCAACATTTCAGTGACATATGGCCCTGCATAGGGGGATAAAGAACTAGATTGGCCTAACATTCCATTACTCATTTATGTTTTCCTATGCTGGCATCATCTTGGTAGGGTTGATCTCTGGGCCTTGTTTGGTGGTGCCAGTGCGTTTATTTCGCACCCTATCCATCATTGAATATAGTTGTTGTGCTCCTGCATCAGAGTTGCCGTTGCCTAAATGACTAACCACATCAGCAGGTATTACAAATTCACCGTCGCTCAGAGCAGCGGGTTGTGTTCCGTCTATCGTTGCAGGTACCAGATCAGCCATACCGTCAGTAGGGCCACCTAGGTAGTAGCCTTGGGCTATACCACCTGCGGCATATCCGGATACACCCGCTCTACGCAAATAATCTGAGACTTCATCTACTGTAATGTTTTGATACTCAGGATACGCGGGGTTATTGCCGAAGTAACTTACGATTTCTTCAGGGCTTGTCCTGCCTTGAGCCGCCAGTTCAACTATAAGCCCCGGCACGCCCCCGGTATAACCTAAAGATTCCACAACTTGTTCAGGAGTTTGATAGCCACCACGTAAGAGTTCTTCAATTACATCTCCCGTGGTTACACCAAAACGACCCGCAGCCATAGGGATAGTTGTCTCTCCAGCAGATATAGCTTGAGCAGCTATATCTCGTTCTTGCTGCGTGTAATCCCCGTCTACATCAATAAGTTGATACGGTGTTTTAGCTGCTGGTTGTGCTGTTGTTGTTTCTTGTGCTGCTGGTTGTGCTGCTGGTTGTGCTGCTGATTGTGCTGCTGATTGTGCTGCTGGTTGCGCTGCTGGTTGTGCTGCTGGTTGTGCTGCTGGTTGTGCTGCTGGTTGTGCTGCTGGTTGTGCTGCTGGTGCACCGGCGATCCCGCCAGCAGTTGCAGGTTGTTCTTGCTGTAGTGCTGCAAGCCCCAATAGTTCTTGACCCGCAGCTTCATAGGCTTGCTGTTGTTCTAGGGCCGCTTGGTTCATAGCAGCTATCTCTGCACCGCCTAATATGGCGTTGTCGGGGCCACGCGTAAAATCTACGTCCGTGAAATACCGTCTACCGGCTTCGCCGGGCCGTCTGCCTGTAGAATCAAAAGCGCTGGGTACAAGCGTGCGAGTAGCTGTATAATCAGGAATACCGCCCGTATAGCCTTGTGTACCGCTAGTTTGCCCTTTTCCACCCGTTGCCCCCAGTATTCCACCGAGTCCGGCACCTAGAATGCCGAGTGTTTCAGGACTTACTTCTTTCCCAAATAATTTCATCTTACCCGCCTCGTAATATACGAAGTATTCTCTCAAAATCGTCTGTATTGCCTATCATACCACCCTCTGCGGCTCTTACTATGTCTTCTTCCTCTTCTTCTGTAGCTTGAAAAGGTTGTTCTAAGCCTCTTGCAAAGTCATATAGATAGTCGATGTCTACACTAGGGCCGGGGCCACCAGATACTGTACGAATACCGCCTGATGGGGCTGTAGTGCCGCCCCCTCCGCCTCCACCGCCTCCACCAGCAGCCGCAACGCTAGTTTTGGTTGGCTCTGGCAAAGAAGTTCTGGTGGAATCGGTTCGTTCGTTCGCTAATATTTCCTCTATTACTGCTTCTGGTAGAGAGGTTCTTTCTACTGCTACCTGTGCTTCTGGTAGTGAAACTCTGTCTACTGGTACTTGTGCTTCTGGTAGTGAAACTCTGTCTACTGGTACTTGTGCTTCTGGTAGTGAAACTCTGTCTACTGGTGGTAATTGGTCTGAGGTAGTAGGTATATCTAAAGTGTCTGGATCACCACCACTATCGACAGTATTATTCCCACTGCTATTGCTATCTCCATTAGGGTCTCCTAGTTTGTTTGGGTCATCCGATGGGGGAACTTTAGTGGTATCCACCCCCACAATAGTGTCTTTATCTTTATCTTTGTCTGTGGGTGCAACAGTGTTTACTAAAGTGCCAGTGGTAGGATTGGTAAATATGTCGCCTATCGCACCAGTAACATCTCCCCCACTAGGGACATTTAAGTCACCCGTTTCAGTAATTATAGCTTCGTCGCCAAAAACACCTGCTATAGCTTCATCTAACGCAGGTATGCCTGTGGTTGCAGCAATAATAGTTCCGTCTTTTTCACCTACTTTTAGTGGTGTTTGAGTTCCTGCGTCACTGTATGACCCAGTAACAACGGGTTGCCCCGCTAGAATAGACGGTATGTTATAGAGCACTTGGTTAAAAGAAGGTATGCCCGCAGCAGCAGCGCCTGCACTTGGTGCGGCACCCACAGTTGTAACCCCACCTAAAATTTGATTCATCAGTGTTTCGGGTTTGCCCCCTACCGCTTCGTAGTTGGCACGGGCTACCTGCAATGCGTCTTGAGCATCGCGCTGACCTTCAAAAAATGCTTCAAGCGACTCATCTGTGAATTTACCTGAATCATCCGTAAACCTTTCTGAGTCTATTGCTAAACCTTGGTTATACGCTTTTAAATAAGCTACTGCTTCTGCAAATTTCTTTTCCGCACTTAAAAACTTCTTATCTTCGGCAATAGCCGCTTGATCTTCTTCTGAGAGCAAAGTCACGGCATCAGGAATATCTATAGCGCCTATGTCTATACCAGAAGGATCAATAAAATCCATACCAGAAAAATCAGGCTGTATATCCCGAAGAACCATTAAATCACCAAACGGGTCAAACCCCGGCTGTGGTTGTTGAGCATATATTTCGGGTATTTCTGCTGGTGCTGGTCTACTCATATCTCACCTACGGCGTCGGCAGTGTTTCAGGCAGTGCTGAAACAAGAACTACGGTTACTAGAGTAGACGGTACGGCAGGGCGGGGACTTGAAGCCGCCATATAATCTATTGTTATGCCTGTATCGTCTGTTGCCCACATAAGTTCTATGTACTGCCCTGCTGTTATATCTATGGTAAAACTGTATTCAAAATCATCTACGCCGCCAGAACCTGCTATGACGTGCATCCTGCCAGTGTTCGCTATGTCTACTCCACTTCTTCGTACCCAGAAGGACAACTCCTTAGAGTTAGCGTTGGTACTAGTTAACTCTACCGAAAGCTCAAAGTTGTAAACCCCTGAATGTATTGGAGTTATTCTTGTCTTTGGGGTGCCTGTTACACTTATGGCTTCCCCTAGATACGTATTCTCAAACTGCAACGCATACGCTGTATCAGGCGAAGCAGCGTTCTGATCTACCGTAGAAAAGAACTTACCGTTCGGGGACTCTATAAACTGTCCGCCATATTCCCCGGTTAACAAGTTTACATTATTAGCTAACCTATTGAAAAACAAACGCAAAATATTGTTCAGGTCATCTAAGTATGTCCGCAGAATATTCGTTTCAGGTGGTATCGGCAGGGCGGGAGCTTCTACCTTATTTATACTATCCCGCGATGCCACTAGCCCCTCCTACCGTCAGGCCGCATATCCATCCTAGGTGCGCCTAGTTTCCACGTTACTCCTGCTGCTGTAGACTCAATCTTAATCGACATCTGCCTACCCCGTACCCGTATAAAGACCTGCCCGGTAAACTCCTCTACAGGCACTGTGGCTGTTCTAGTAACAGTAGCGTTGCTGTTTCCACCCACAGAAGCTGGGTTATACCGCCCAGAACCCGAGTCTTTCAAAGGGTTTAGAGTCATCGTAGCTGCTGGAGCACCAGTTGTAGAACCCTCAAAGGTCATGTCTGGCAACATCTTGTTAACCAGCATAAACCGATCCCCGTCATCCAGATCAAACTGCGTCGAGGTTATACTAGCCGGTATGGCCGCAGGGACGCCTGTCTCGTTGTCGTCCACGCCTTTTTCATGGTTGACTAGTTTGTTGGTAAAAGTAGCAGCTATAGGAAAGTCACGTAGGTCAGAGTCAAGCCATGCAGATCGTGCCAGATTACCGTAGTACCAGATGTTTTGTACGTAGTTATACACCACGTAGCGGTCATTCTGAGTAGCGCCCGCAGAACAATAAAACCACCATATTTCGTCAAACTGCTCGTTGGAGCCGCAAATTACTTGGTCAGCTTGGCCTTGGTTAAAGTCATCAAATATATAGCTACGCAACTCGCAAGGTAGTGTCTTAACAGTACCATCGTAGTAGTAAAACTTGTTTATGCCCATCCAGTAGGCAATGTTGTTTGAGTACACAGCCGAATTCGGCCCAGCTATGGTAATGTTTGAGCCAAGGAGCTGCGCTCCCCATACCTCTGGAGCACCTAGATACTGTAGGCCGTACAGGGCTGCATCTGACCAGACCAACACTTCTTGCCGTGCTTGGATAGCGTCTACGATTTCTGTACCTTCTGACAGACGTAAACTACCTGCTTGGTTAGTAGCCGCAGGTGTCCAGTTAGCTGCGTCTTCTTGGTCTGACCATCGGATAAGCATAGGGTCTATGCCAGCACTACCAATCTCGTTTGCCCCAAAACAGAACGCAAAGCGGAATATGTCAGATACAAACGCTAGATTTACTACAGTAGGTACATCGGACGCACCTCCCAAAGAACTTACAGCAACAGCACGTGTATTAACCCCGTTACTTGCGTCCCAGTAGTATGGTGCTCCGCCCCTGTGGGCAAAGAATAAGTCCTCACCGAAGTTAGACTGACTCCAGATACGCATAGGCGCCAATGTTGTACCACCTGTACCCCACGTCCCAGTACCCCAACGCCCTGCACCCCAACCAGTAAACGGTACCTCAATCTCGTTACCCGTATTGATTTGGTAGGTGCCTACTGTGCTGCCGCCACTGTTACCTGTATCTGACCCGTTAGCCAGCACAGTATTGCCAGAAGTGTCCTTGGCCTCTACTGTGTAGGAATTGCCGTTAATTATGGTAGCTATTTGGTACTCTTGATTGAGCACAGCCGCAGTAATATTGCCGCCTAGAGAAGCAGCTCCAGAGAAAGTTACAAAGTCATTCTGGAGGGCGCCATGAGAAGCATCGGTTACAGTAAGAGTGGCATCGCCGTTTACGGCTGCAAATGTAACATCGCCCGCTGCTGTGGTTGCTCTAATAGGGGTAACGTCAAAGTAAGCCCCACCTCGCTCAATGTAGTATTTGAGGTGAGTACCTACAGAAACAAGATTCTGAAGACTAAGAGTAGCCCAGTTGAATAGCGAACGCGCTACACCTAGGTAAGTATTAGCAGAGAGCTGCTCCCACCCGCCTATTTTCTGGGGTAGGCCACGTCTGAAGCGCACCTTATCAGTCTCGTACCACTGACCTTCGGCGGCATACCGGGTAGTTTCTCTGTTTACTCCCGGTTTGAATTGTAATTTTCTAACTGCCATTTAGACCTCAATCCGCGTACTCACCACTAGCAATCATGTCGGTCAGCTCTAAAGCACGGCCACCAACTTGTTTTGCCCACCTAGAGTCCAAGAACTCTGTAGAGGCTTCTGTGTAGTTCCCCGCTTCCATAGCGGTTAATGCGCGTCGAAAGCCACGTAAACGCGTAGCTCCGAGGTTAAATGCAATGTCAATAATAGCATCTTTTCGTACATCATCAAGACCGTTAAACCACGTGTATTCTGAGGCTAACTCCTTTATTACACGCTCAATATCGTTTTGTAGGAGGTAATCTATCTCGTCCTCGGAAAGCCCCATGCCGCCCTGCTGGTCAATGTTACGGCCCACTCCCACAGTAATCTTGCCTTCGGAGCATTCATACGCATGAGTTTCCACACCCTCATGGCGCTTTAACATGTCAATTAGCTTTTCCATTATTGACCTCGGTTGTTGCTTGATCCAAAAAAGAAAGCACTTATACCGGAAATCAAACCGCCAAGATAGCCTAAGATTATGTTGGCTAGGGCATCATCTACCGCTTCAGCACGGAATGTCACTAAGAAGATATAGGCCAGAAAACCCATGAGACTAATAATGGCGAAAATCTTGGGGGTGGGGTCTTCACCGAAAATCTCTCTTGCGGCCTGCCTGTCCTGCACCTCTATCTTAAAGTTTTCAAGGTCAATTTCCCGCTCTTTTAAAGTCTTGGCGAACTCTAGCTCTGCCTCTTGCAAGGCACTAATGGACTCTGGATGTTCTTCAATATATTTTTCTAGCTTAGCTGGGTCAGTGGTATTGCTTACTCCTAGCTTGTCAGCCACAAGTTTGACAGCCATACCGCCCATAGGCCCGCCGATAGCTTTGCCCACTGTTGGTGCAAGCGTAGACAACAATCCTTTTAACTTGCTCATCTAAACCTCGATCATAAACGTGCTTTTAGGTGGGTCTTCTACTCTGTCTCTTGGATAAGGGGCAATACCCAAGTGATCAATTATTATCCCGAAGCTCTCTATCTTCTGAGCAACTTCGTTGATGTTCTGTTTTGCGTAGGCTGCTGTACCAACATTGTCAAACCACATGTTAAAACGCCCGTGGTTATCGCTAACTCTGCCTTGCAACCAGATGTGATCTCTATCGCCTATCTCTGTGTCTATGTTAATCTCCCAGTCATCATCACTGCCTAGCAACTGGTCAAAACCCATCCATTCCTCTTCACCAGCATTTATCTCTCCCTCTCCAAAGTCAACTGAATTACTGCCTTCCGCTGCTTCCTCAAACTCTCGTGCTTCTGGCGCTTCCCAGAGGAAGCTGGACGGATCAGACTTTTCAAGCTCAATTTCGACAGGGGGTAAGTCAGTAAACAAATCTAGCTCGCCAGATACAGAGCTTTCCCCGCTTTCTATTGCCGCTTTTAAATCTGTAAGCAGCTTCTCTACATCCTCATTGTCATCTACCTTGGAAGATGTGTTTTCAAATACTTGGTCTAGCTTGGACTGTCTTGTCGGCTCTTGGCCTTCTGTCTTTGGCCCTTCTTTGACTTCTGTGTCAGCAGGAGTTTCTGTTGACGTGACCCTGACATTTACATCTTCACCAGAAACCTGTGCAAAACTACCTACTAAATTTACTGTACCGTTTTCAGTCTCTAGCGTTATAGACTTGCCGTCTTCAGATACCGTCCCCTTAACTACCTGTCCTTCCGGTAGGTCTAGCTCTTGGACTGTGTCAGAGGAGAGAGCTATCGTCAGGTTTTGGGTGGTATCTACCTGCGTTGCTGCATAGTTCGCAACGGAGTTTTCTGGCGATATAATCATCCATCACAACGTCAACAAATAGAGCCTTACCAAAGCATCTAGGTTTCGGATGACTTTCCCTCAGTATCCTCCTCGACGATCTCGTCGATGGTTTCACATACATCAGGAACAGCTACGCCTGTAGTTACTTCAGTAGCCACACGCCCCACAGCCCGAATGCCTTTATAGACACCAGAGCAATACAGGTCTTTATTAGCGATCATATCCTCAGACACCGTGCATCCGGTGAATACAAATAAACTACTCAGGATTAGGGAAATCGATTTCATCTTCTATCCTCTTCAGCTCTCTTAGTTCGCCTTTGGTTAGGGGGACAACCTTCTTGGCTTCTCGCTCCTGCCCGTCAAGGAACAGCTTCAGCCTTTCTTTATAGCCGTCCATCATGTGGTCTGCTATACGGTCTTTCAGATCGCCCCTGTCAGCAACTCTGGTGTCTTTGCTTGGGTTTATATAGTCAGGGCCGGTATTGCTGAAATACAGCATAGTCTGTGAGCTTGAAGGGCCGTAACAAAAGCGTGGGATTCTAGCCACCATATCGCTGCCCTGCACACAAGATATTTGGTTATCCAGCGTCATTGGCTTTTTGAAGCCCTTGAAGAACACGTTTGGCTTACCGAAAGTAATTAAGTTTATATTGTCGTGCCTACCGTTCAACATAGAGGCAGATAGCTCTGCTAACGCACCACCAAGACTATGGCCGCAAATCAACGTGCGTTTCTTGGGGTCTATGTGTTTCTTAACTTCTTTCCAGACTGACTTATGCGCCATAGCAAACCCGCCGTGACACAGCCTACCCGCATATGGCACGGGGACTACGAGCGCGTCTGTTAACCAATCCCTGCCCTGCTGTGTACCCCTGAAGGCTATTATGTCTATGGTCTTACGCTTTGCCACATATACTGTAGTTGATGTCCACTTGCTCTCTATGTGAATAGCATCTACTTTGTTCCGCTTTTTGTAGGCGTTCATCGCCCAGCTACAAGCCATATTAAGCAGTACGGGATCGAGTTTCATTTATCAGCCTTGTTTTCTAGTCGCTTGAAGATTGCACCCAACAAGTCTTTGATCTCGCGTATGTCTTCGCGGTAATCGTCTTTAGCAACGTACTTTTCAGGTATCGTTTTCATCTCGGAGTCAATACGGTCTAGTAGGGTATAGATGCGGGTGTACGCCCACGCCGCCAGAAAGCCACCGATCAGGATAATTACATCAAAGACTATCTGACCCGTAAGTTGCATTACTCAGACTCGCGTGGGTCTACCCAACCTTCTACTGCCGTGAACGTGCCGTCAGCCGCGCAGGTGTACTTGCACCCATACCAATCTTCAGGCTCTGTAACTCCAGTGATAAGAGTGGCATTGCCGCTGTTGAGATCACCAATGATAAACTCAGCAGGATCGCCCACAGTAATTGTGTCGCTTCCCATCGTGACTGATTTGTCATCAGCAAAGAGATATCTGGATGTGTTCGTTGCATTGTCTACAATTGTCTTCATGTTTTAACCTTTCAGTAAAAGTGTTGTGTTAGCTATTGCCTTTCCAGCCGTCACGCTGGAAGACGTTGTGGAAAGTGTGCCATCGTCTTGGACGTAGTAGGTGCTTCCGATTGTGAGGTTGGGTACTGCGCCTGTAAGCTGTAAAACAATACCCGTGCCGTAGTTTGAGTTTCCCTCGTCACGATATGTAATAACTGATCTATTTATATTTGCGTTGTAAGAAACTGCAATGTTTTTTGTGCTCGCTGCATTGAAGGTAACAGGAGTGCCAAAACTTATACTCGTGCCACTTACAGTACCAATAGCATAGTTACCGTTATCTGGAGTTGTATCTTCATCACGATAAGCAAATATAAATACATTTGATGTGGTATCGAACGCGCCTCCGTAAGAATCGCTGCCAGCCAACGCAGCTATAACTGTCGCATCACCAAATGAGATAGACGTTCCTGATACTGTCCCAACCACCGCTGTAGGAACTTGACCATTTTTATAGGCTATAATTGTTTTATCATTTGAAGGATCATACACAGTAACATTGTCATATATGATAGAGGAATTATAAGTTACTTGAGTACCCACACTAGGTGTAGTTCCACTTACTGAAATAACAACTGCTGCACCGTAATAGGAATTGTTTACATCTTGAAAAGATAATACATACTTGTTAGCAGTCGTATCATAAGCCAAACTTTGTTGACGCGCATCTGCTGTCGCAGTGCTGGCCGTAGACCCTACGGATACTGATGTTCCAGAAACAGTTAATACTGTCGCCTTGCCTACGTTACTTCCTGTATTGTATGTAGTTAAGTGGTTAGCGGTATCTGGACTGTAAGCTAAAGTAGCAAAAAATCCACCGTCTGCTACTATAGATACCGCTGTTCCGAATGAAATGCTTGTTCCGCTAACCGTGCCAACGATTGCTTTACCCGTGTCGCTGTTATCGTCGTCTTGATAAACAATTAAAACCTTGTCTTGTCCTGTGTCATAGCTAATAGCTATGTATTTAGTAGTCACGTTGCTAAAGGCAACAGGAGTGCCGTAGGTAATAGAGTTATCTGATGCAGGTGTAGCAACCACTGCATATCCATAATTACTTGTGCCTCTCCAAGCAATGATTGTTTTATTGCTGTCAGGATCGTAGCAACTAGCGGTATATTCTGTGGCAGATGTTTGGAAGACAGCTTCAGAACCAAGCGTTCCTGTATAAGCCAAAGGCAACAACGACCCGTTAGTAATCACCCCGCCCTCGACAACCACCTCGCCTGATGCAGAGTTGTTGATAGCTTGGTTGGTGATGCCTGCGAAGTTGTCAGATGTGGTTCCTGCGTTGGCCCATATAATGCCTGTGCCGTAACTGCTGTTGCCCTGATCCTTATAAACAATCGCAGTATTTTTAGCAGATGAATTGTAAGCAGCCCATATATAGTCATTCGCCGCTGTACCAAAAACTTGCGGCGTACTGGTGGTAACAGTTGTTCCTGAAAGAGTTACGGGAACAACATAACCTTTACTGGAATCATTTTGGTCTTGGTACGCAACATTAAATATACCTGAACTGCTATCGTAGGCAATAGACGGATAAGATGCGTTTGTCCCTGAAACAGTTACCGCGCTTCCTACCGCAAACCCAGACCCACTTGTATTACCAGCTTGTATGGTGAGAATTCCGCCGCTACCGCTATCGTGCCAAGCAGCTACAAATTTATCGTCTGTTGGGCTGTAGGCTATGCCTATATATTGATTCGTGCCATTAGAATCAAGTTGCGTTGAACTTCCGAAGCTAATCGACGTTCCGCTTACAGTGCCTGAAATAATCTCAATACCTGTTCCATTATAAATTATGATAACTTTGTTATTTGTTGAGTCAAAGGTTATACCGATTCTGTATGATTCTCCCCCGTCTATATCTGTGGCACTGCCAAAGCTAATCGACGTTCCGCTTACCGTGCCGACTATCGCTTTGCCTTTATTAGAATCACCCGCATCTCTATAGGCGACCACTACTTTATCCGCAGCGGTCTCATAGGTAGCTGCATTCCAAAAAACATTTGCAGACTCATAAACAACTTTAGTTCCAAAGCTAATACTCGTCCCGCTTACAGTGCCAACATTTGCAGTTCCATAGTTGCTGTTTGCTCCATCTCTATAGACCACTATTACTTTATATGTGTCTGGATCGTATGTGCCACCAATATAACTCACATCGTTTCCAGTGCTGAATTGAACAGCCGTACCCCAGCTAATTGAGTTCCCTGTAACGGTTCCCACAGCAGCTTTTCCTTTGTTGGAGTCACCGGCGTCTGAGTAAAATACAACTATCTTATCGTTATATGAATCGTAAACTACAACAGAGTATGTAGTGTTGGCTGCCTCAAAAATAGCCGCTGACCCAAAACCAGCAGCCGTAGCTTCAACTGCTTTAACAGTCCCATCACTCTGCAAGATTACAGTTTGACCAGTAGCCAGATTACCACTGGCCGTGGCCGTTATGACTTTTGCGCCGCCACCTGCTGGCAGTAAATCGCTTAGATTGCTCATGTGCTGTAATCCAGATTGATGCTTGTGGTGGACATCGCTTTGCCAGCGGTCACTGAAGAAGATGTGGTGCTAAGTGTGCCGTCATCTTGGACGTAGTAGGTCGTGTTAGGCACGAGGTTTGGATATGCGCCTGAAACCTGCAACCCTTTTGCCGTTCCGTAGTTACTGTTACCAGTATCTTTGTAAACGACCACAGAAGTATTTTGATTAGAATCAAAAGTAGCAGCCATATAAGCAAGATTATTGCTAATCAGACTTACAGCAGAACCGTAAGAGATGGATGTTCCAGATACGGTTCCGATGCGGTAATAGCCAAGACTACTTGATTTGTAAAAGAAAATTATTTTGTTATCACTGCTATCGAAAGTGGTAGCACCTAAGTTATGCACCTCTTCAATAACAAGTTCCGTTCCAAAAGATATACTTGTTCCCGAAACAGTACCGACCACTGATCCAGTATAGTCGCTATTGTATGCGTCCCTGTAATTTATAACGACTTTTCCAGCATTCGAGTCAAAAGCAGCAGAAAGATTTTGTCCAGCCACGCTTCCTATTGCTACCCTAGTTCCAAAAGAAATAGAAGTTCCACTTACTGTACCTACAATGCCGTATGTACCGCCGCCTGCAATACTGTAAGGTATAACTACTTTGTTATTAGTAGAGTCAAAAACAAAATTACCAAAGGCAGCACTCAACGGCCCTGTTGAGTCCACCACCACCTCAGTTCCAAACGATATAGAAGTGCCAGAGACTGTGCCAACGATTGTAGTTAAATATTGACTGTTTCCATCGTCACGGTATCCAGCAACCACTTTGTTAGAATTACTATCGAATGTCGCACCTATAAATGTAGTAGCGGCTGAAGCGAAAACCACCTCAGAACCAAAGGATATTGACGTTCCTGAGACTGTCCCAACGATAGCCGTGCCGTATTCCGAGTTCGCTACATCCGAATAGACTATAACTACTTTGTTATTGCTGGAATCAAAGGTAACATCTACATAGCTGGTTGAGGCCGCTGCAAAAACTACAGGAGTCCCCCACGATATACTTGTGCCTGATACCGTACCCACTGCACAAGTACCGTGTTGATTACTATCGTCTTTATAAGCCACCACGATTTTGTTATTACTGCTGTCGAACGCTATGCCCTGATACTCGGTTGCAGTGGACTGGTACACCGCCGCAGAGCCTAGTGATCCTGTATAGGCAAATGGCAACAACTGACTGTTGGTCACCACACCGCCCTTCATCGTGATATTGCCGCTTGCTGCGTTGGATATGGCTGCGTCTGCTATGCCGAGGAAGCTGGTGGCACTCGTTGATAAAGCTCGGAAAACCACCGCTGTGCCGTAATCTGAATTACCAGCATCTTGATAGGCTATGGCAACTGTTGAAGCGTTAGAGTCATAAACAGCGTTGATGTACTGTGATGCAGCCCCTTCAAACTGAACAGCACTGCTAAAAGAAATGGACGTTCCGCTTACCGTGCCAGTTAGAACCTCTCCCGCACTATTATTATTGTTATAAGCTATAACTACTTTTTTAGCGTTGGTATCATAAGCTACTGAGGGGTAAGTGGTAGACGCATTGTGAAAGTTTGTTGTACTCCCAAAACTAATAGACGTACCAGACACAGTGCCGACCACAGCTTTACCATAGTTGCTGTCACTACTGTCTCTATAAACAATAACCACTTTTTGGGCATTAGCATCATAGGCTATTGAAGTTTCTTCGGAAGAAGTAGAGTTGTATGTCGTAGTCGATCCAAAAGAAATTGAAGTGCCACTAACAGTGCCGACGACAGCCGTACCGTTATTAGAGTTACCATGATCTTTATAAGCTAAAACTACTTTTTGTGCGCTGGCATCATACGTTATCGCTAAGTTTGTGTTAACTCTATTCTCAATTGATTGGGCGCTGCCAAAGCTGATAGATGTACCACTTACAGTGCCTACGATTGCTCCACCGTATTCATTGCTCGTTGTTTGATAAAAAATAACAACTTTTTGAGCGTTAGCATCGTAGGTGATTGCAAAGTTGTCGCTATTTTGAGATTCAAAAACAACAGGAGTTCCAAAGCTGATGGACGTTCCGCTCACAGTGCCTACTATTGCAGTGCTAGAGTTAGAATTGCCAGCGTCCTTATAAGCTATAACCACTTTTTGAGCATTCGTGTCATAAGCGACAGCGGAGTATCTAGTAACCGCGCTTTCAAATACCACAGGAGTTCCAAAGCTGATGGACGTTCCGCTCACAGTTCCGACCACAGCAGTGCCGTAGTTTGAGTTGCCAGTGTCCCTGTAAGCTATAACTACCTTTTGCGCGTTAGCGTCATAAGCTGCTCCAATCTCAGTAGCCCCTGCACTCTCGTACACAACAGGACTGCCAATCGCTTGAGCCACACCGCTAACAGCTTTTACAGTTCCATTGCTTTGTAATGCCACAGTCTGGCCGCTAGATATAGCCCCATCAGCAGTAAAACTTAGCTGCTTACTGGCCGCACCCGCTGGTAAAAGATCGCTAAGATTTGTCATGTCAAATCCATCATGTTAATTGTTGTGGCGGTAACAGCCTGTCCTATCTTCACCGCTGGGCTTGTGCTTGTCGTGGTCACCGTGCCATCGCTTTGGACGTAGTAGTCAGAGCCTATGGTCAGCGAAGATTGCTTGCTGTTGATACTGCCCTTGACGTTGATCTTGCCTGTTGC